AAGAAGAAAACGAGGGAGACATCGAGTTGTTTGGTTCTGGAGTTAGTGTAGAAGCAGATGTGTCAAACTTGCCGATTAATGAAATAGGAAGATCTAGCCTTGGCTTCGATCAATTGAGAGGCGGTGCCAATATTTTTAAACGGGCCGGAGACAGTATAGATGAAAAAACGGGATTAGTGAAAAGAGATGGAATGACTATAGATCCCAAGCAACGAGCTTTTCAATTTGGTCAAGGGCAGTCGCTGACTTCTATTATTAATCAGATAGTATTAAGTTCTAAATATGCATTTAATGCCATTAACGAAAAACCTACTCCAGAAGGTTATATCAAATGGTTTAAACTAGATGCACAGATAGAACTTTTAGAATATGACCCGTTGATAGGAGATTATGCTAAAAAAATTACTTATAGAGTAGTACCCTACTTTATACATCAATCTATATTTGCTAATCCTAGTTCTGCTCCTGTGGGATATTATGAATTGATGAAATCAGTGGTTAAGGAGTATCAATATATCTATACTGGACAAAATGTTGACGTCACCCGATTTGATATAGAAATTAATAATTTATTTTACACAGGTGCCAATCCTTCATCAGAAAATAGCGGATCTAAAACTGCTAATCAGGATCAAAAGCCTGCAGAAAGAACTAATGCAACTACAGGAGTTGGCCAGGGTAACGCACCGGCTGCACAGGCGGCACAATTAGGTAGAGCGAGACCTAAACGAGATCCTAAACTGTTAAAGGGATACAAAGGTGGTAATTCTGATAAGACAGTAGAACAGAACATAGCAGAAACTTTTCAACAGGCCTTTCTCAGTGGCAACAGTGCTGATTTGGTTACTGTAAATCTTGAAATACTAGGAGATCCTTACTGGCTTGTAGACAGTGGAATAGCTAATTATTTTTCAGACGCCCCATCACCTAACAGCCAAATTACCAACGACGGAACTATGAACTATGAAAGTGGTAATGTTTACATCTATCTAACATTTCGAACTCCGACCGACATTAATGAAACCACTGGATTGTATGATTTTTCACAGGCCGGTAAAGAAAGTCCGTTCGGCGGCATATACCGAGTTGTGATGTGTGAAAACACTTTTTCTGATGGACAATGGAAACAAAAACTTAAATGTATTAGGATGCCGGGGCCTCAAGGACCAGAAGTAACTGATGAAGACCGTTCGGGCACAGTAACTCCTACCGATGCTGGGGCTATAGATATTAAAGAACAAGAAGCTCCAAGTACTAGCCCCATAGATGATGGCAACCCTACTACACAACTAGCTTCTAACAACAGTTCGACATCAACAGAAAGCACAGTAGCAACTAGAACAACTTCTAACCAAGCACCGACTAGAACAGGTTTTAGATATTATAGAGATTTAGGACAAGGATAACAAATGGCAGAATTAGGTCGTCCCTCAGCTGAAGGAGAAGGAAAATCAGGAGGTCTTACTCAAGGCATATATCTTGCAAGGGTGATCAGTCATCTTGATCCAACTTTCATGGGATCGTTAGAAGTGACATTACTTAAAGATCAAAGTAATGACCCCGGAGATGACAGTCAATTACATATAGTAAAATATGCTCCGCCTTTCTTTGGTTACACAGGGTTTGAGTACATGGGCAAGAATGATGGTACTAGTTCTACCATCGAAGGATTCAATGATACACAGAAGAGCTACGGCATGTGGTTCGTTCCTCCAGATGTCGGTGTTAACGTTTTAGTACTTTTTGTAGATGGCGATCCTGGACAGGGCTATTGGTTTGCCTGTGTTCCTGGCCGTTATATTAATAACATGGTTCCGGCTATTGCAGGATCTAAAATAAATGCATTAGATGCAGAAGATAAAGCTAGGTACGGTAATACAAAACTGCCATTACCTGTAGCAGAAATAAACAAACGTATCAACGGTGAGAAGCAAGAAATAGATCCAGAAAAAATTCCTAGAGTTGTACATCCTATTGCCGATAGATTTTTAGAGCAAGGGTTACTAGAAGATGATGTTCGTGGAACAAGTTCGTCATCACCCAGAAGAGAACTACCAGGTATGGTGTTTGGTATCTCAACTCCCGGCCCAGTCGATCGCAGAACTAATGCTAAAAAAGCAGTGATAGGAAAAAAAGACAGCAAGTCTGCACCACTACCTATCAGCAGATTAGGTGGCACACAGCTAGTCATGGACGACGGCGATGATCGTTATCACAGAGAAAAAACAGCCGCAGAAGGTCCAGTGAAATATGTTGACCTTTTAGATCCAGAAGTTCAGCGTAGAATTTCACAGGGAGAAGCTACAGTTCCTTACAATGAATATTTTAGAGTGAGAACTAGAACTGGTCACCAGATACTTTTGCACAATTCAGAAGATCTAATCTACATAGGTAATGCTAGAGGCACTGCTTGGATCGAAATGACCAGCAATGGTAAAATAGATATCTATGCACAAGACAGTGTTAGCATACATACTGGCACTGATCTCAACATACGTGCCGACAGAGACATCAATTTTGAAGCTGGCCGCAACATGAATTTTAGAACAGAATCAGGCAAATGGCATGCAGAAATTGCCACCGATATGGAGTTTTTGATCAATAACGATGCCAAGCTCACCGTGGGAGCCAACTGTGATATCCTAGTAGGAGCCAAACTAAAGATATCAGCCAACAATGACATGGATATTGCTACCAACACAGAACTTAAGGTGTCAGCTACTGGTGATATTAGTGTAGGTTCTGCATCAGAGTTAAAGATGAACGGTACAAAAATTAATCTCAACGGACCCAACAATGCCGAGACTGCTGTGCCAGCAGACTTTGTAAGACCTTATGATCTCAGAGATAACGTAGCAACCAGCACCACTGCAGGCTGGGACAAGAGATATCAATCAGGAATAGTTAAGAGTTTTATGAAAAGGATTCCTATGCACGAACCTTGGCCTTTGCATGAACACCTGGCCCCTGCGCAACTAACTCCTGATAACACAGATAGGGACGCATAATATGGCAAATAAACTTTATAATCAAAAAACAGTAGCTAATAATACCGCTGTTACAACAGAAAAAAATCTAGGAGTTTTTTTGTACAAAGGATTTAGTAGTCAACAGAGTTCAAAAAATTACAAACTCTATGATATTGATCTAGTCAAGCAGGATTTGATTAATCATTTCTATATCCGCAAAGGAGAGAAATTAGAAAATCCAGATTTTGGTACAGTGATTTGGGATATGTTGTTTGAAAATTTTACCGAAGATGTCAAGCAGATTATCGCCAAAGACGTTGAAGCCATAATAAATTACGATCCAAGAATCTCAGTGAACACTGTGACTATAGACAGCACGGACCAAGGAATTCGCATACAGGCTGACATAGTGTACATTCCTTTCAATGTCAATGAACGCATGTCTTTTGATTTCGATAAAACTAATAATATCATAATATGACCACTTTATTTTATAATATAAATATTGGCATAGGGACTTTAAATGACCACTACAAGTAGACAAAATAATCTAATTCTAAACCAAGACTGGACTAGAATCTATCAGACATTTAGAAACGCTGATTTCAAAAGCTATGACTTTGAAAATCTGCGTAGGGTTATAATCACGTATCTTCGAGAAAATTATCCAGAAGATTTCAACGACTATATTGAGTCATCCGAATATCTAGCACTAATTGATGCTGTAGCATTTTTAGGCCAGAGTCTAGCATTTCGTATTGATCTAGCCAGCAGAGAAAATTTTATTGAGCTAGCTGAGACCAAAGAAAGCGTGTTGCGAATTGCTCGCATGCTGAGTTATAACGCCAAGAGAAACGTCGCTGCTAAAGGACTGTTAAAATTTACTTCAGTGACTACTACAGAAGATATTGTAGACAGTAACGGACGTAATCTTGCACAACAGATAGTCAGCTGGAATGATCCAACAAACACCAATTGGCTTGAGCAATTTATTTTAGTTTTAAATTCAGCAATGGCCGACAACACAGAATTTGGTCGTAGCCAAGGTTCAGCGACCATACAAGGTATACCTACAGAACAATATAGATTTAGAACTACTAGCACAGATGTGCCAATCTATTCTTTCAGCAAGACTGTGGCTGCTAGAGGCATGCTGTTTGAATTAGTTTCCACCGCATTTAAGAACAGTGAAAATATCTATGAAGAACCTCCGGTACCTGGCAATCAATTAGGATTTGTGTATAGAAATGACGGCACAGGACCTGCCAGTCCTAACACAGGATTTTTCTTAATGTTCAAACAAGGCACACTAGCCCTAGCTGATTTTGGTATAGGGGTGCCAACTCCTAACGAAAAAATTGCTATTGATACGGCCGACATCAACAACGACGATGTATGGTTATTTTCATTAAACAGTGCAGGAGCACAATTAGAAGAGTGGACTAAAGTTAGTACGCTGGTAGGTAATAATATTGCCTATAACAGCGTAGAACAAAACATCAGAAACATATATGCAGTTAACACCAAAGAAAATGACACAGTTGATCTAGTTTTTGCTGACGGAGTATATGGTAATCTACCACAAGGTTCTTTCAGAGTGTTTTATAGAACTAGTAACGGATTATCCTACACCATTAGTCCCAACGAACTTAGAGGAATCAATATTAGTATTAGTTATTTTAACAAATCAGGAGTAGAGCATACCTTAACAGTAGGACTGGCTCTTCAGTCTACAGTAGCAAACTCGGCTGCAACTGAAAGCATAGATTCGGTGAGAACCAATGCTCCTGCAGTTTATTATACGCAGAATCGTATGATCACTGCCGAAGATTATAATCTTGCACCATTAAGTAGCAGTCAAAATATAGTCAAGATAAAATCTATTAACAGAACATCTAGCGGGATTAGTAGAAATTTTGATATCATTGATGCATCTGGGAAATATTCTAGTATCAATGTATTTTGTAATGATGGATATATCTATAAACAAGAAAGTGAAGAAACTCTTGGATTTAGATTTAACAATAGAGTCGATGTAATTAATTTTCTTCGGCAAAGTGTAGAACCAAAATTTACAGACGCAGATGTTTATAATTTTTATTTTACAAAATTTGATCGTATTCTTTTCACAGATAATAACACGGTATGGCAAAGCGTCACTTCTACAACCCCTACCGGCTATTTCAAGAATGTGGTGGATAACTCACTGTTAAAAGTAGGTACGTATTCTACTTCTAGCTTGAAATATCTGCTCAGCGGAGCATTAATTAAATTTACAGCACCCGCCGGACTAGCATTTAAAAAAGGTAAATTAGTAGCTATTAACGCTCAAGATCCAGAGCAACGCGATAGGCTTTGGACTAAAGTAGTGTCTGTGGCAGGCGACGGTACTAATGCTGGTAGAGGTGTGCTGACCAACGGACTAGGGGCGGTAACATTTAGTGATGCTGTGCCTACAGGTGCAGTGGCAAATCGCATTGTGCCTAGATTTATTAATGATTTAGATGCTGCGTTAGAAACAGAAATAGTTAATCAATGCTCTCAGAATTTAAATTTTGGATTGAGATATGAATCGGTTTCGTCGACCTGGAAGATTGTTACCGCTACTAATATTAACTTAATCAGCGATTTTAGTCTAGGAAAATCGGGAGACGTAACTAACACAAATGCAGATAGTTCATGGTTAGTAGCCTTTGTTAAAGAAGCCGATAGATATGTAGTTAGAATAAGACGACTCAGTTATGTGTTTGGCAGTGTTATGCAGAATCGTTTTTATTTTGATACCAACGAAAAACGTTATAATGACCAATTGGGTGCTGTGGTAAAAGATCAGGTCAAGGTACTTGGGATCAATACCGACAGCGGGTTTATCACAGAATTACGGCAAGACGTGCCCTTTGAAATTAGCGACACTATTAAATTTGATGATGGATATGAAAGTACCACGGAAATAAAATTAAGTTTTCAAGACAGCGACGACGACGGAGTTATAGATAATCCAGATTCATTTGAACAGATAGTTGGCGCAGACACCGCGTTAAATTATTTGTTTTTTAAGGAAACTGTAGATCAATACGGCACAACTGATTATCAGTTAGTGGATAACTCGGATAATCTAATATTAATTCGAGAAAAAGAATCTGTGGTTGATTTCACTGATGCAACAACTTATCCTGACGGACAATTGATCTATTTTTATACCATCGACGAAGATGTTGTTAAAGCAGTGAACCGAAGCACCAATACATTTGATCTTGATAGATCATACAGAGCTAACATTGGTCGAAGAAATCTTAAATTTCAGTATATTCATAATGCCAGCGTGGATCGCAGAATAGATCCAAGCTCTAGCAATATCATTGATGTGTTTTTATTAACCAGATCCTATGATGAATCATATAGGATTTATCTTGCAGGCGGCACTGCAACTGCACCAGAACCTCCCAGCACAGACAGTTTAAGAACAACGTTTGGAGCTAACCTATCTGCGATTAAATCTATCAGTGACGAAATCATTTATCATACAGTAAAATATAAGGTGTTGTTTGGCTCAAAAGCAGATCCTAAACTACAGGCCATATTTAAAGTGGTTAAAAATCCTGGACAATCTATTAATGATAACGATCTTAAAGTTCGAGTTATCTCAGCAATAAACTCATTCTTCGACATCAGCAATTGGGATTTCGGTGATAGATTTTATATGGGTGAACTTACTACCTACATACTAAATTCTACAGCACCCGATATCAGTAACATAGTTATATGTCCTAAACAAAGTGGGCAATCATTCGGAAGCCTGTTTGAGATACAGAGCAGATCGGATGAAATTTTAATCAGTGGAGCCACAGTCACAGATGTTGAGATAGTCACCGCTATCACAGCAGCCGAAGTTGGTTCTGCTATAACCAGTGTGGTATCTACTACCTATTAATATGTCAGATAAATTTTTTCCTTTCAGTAAACTACCTATAAGAAAATCAGTAGAACTTCTACCTAAAGTTTTTCAAACTGAGGCTAACGACAAGTTTCTTGCAGGAGTAGTGGATCCGCTGGTCCAGCCAGGATTACTGGACAAAATCACAGGATATGTAGGTCGTAGATTTGGAAAAACCTATAACGGCAACGATCTATATCTAGATACAGATGCTACATTAAGAAGTGCTTATCAGTTAGAACCTGGAGTGATATATCGAAATCAGGATAAGATTGAAAATTTCTATGATTACATTGATTTTAAAAATCAATTAAAATTCTTTGGTAACACAGATGAACGTGACGACAAACTTACTAGCCAGGAGCACTATGCCTGGAATCCACCTATTGCCTGGGACAAGTTCATCAATTATCGCGAATATTATTGGGTGCCCAACGGTCCGCCTAGTGTACCAATATATGGACAAAGCGCCACAGTCAGCAGCACATATAAAGTAGTATTGAGTACAACTGCAAACAGTTTTGTGTTCACCCCAGATGCCTATACCAATAATCCTACTCTAACATTGTATCGAGGACAGACATATAAATTTAGAGTGAATGCTCCCGGTGAAGGATTTAGTATTCGTACGAATTATGACACAGGAAGTTTGATATTTAAACCTAATTATCCATATCTTGCAGGTAATCTAGCAGTGTATGATTCTAAACTATATAGAGCACGTCGAGACATAAATCCCTCAGACGGCAGTTCCATCACATTAGATAGTGAAGATTGGGAATATCTCGAACCGGCCGCATCCGGTGCCGCCTTAGAATACAAAAAAGGTGTAATTAACAACGGTACTGAAAATGGCACAGTGACTTTCACAGTGCCCTACGATGCTCCTGATACATTATATTATCAAGGTCTGATTAATCCTGATGCTTTTGGTAGATTTGTCATAGCTGATATTGAATCTAATACATATCTCAATGTAGATAAAGACCTAGTTGGCAAGAGTGAATATACTAGTAGTACTGGTATTACACTAAGCAATGGAATGGTTGTTGAATTTCAAGGTACCGTTATTCCAGAAAAATATAGTCAAGAAACATGGCTGGTTGAAGGAGTTGGCAAAGCTATAACATTGACAAAATTCTCTGATCTTATAGTTCCAGTGTTAACGGCCACAGTACCTGAAGTATTATTTGATAACGCAGGTTTTGACACAGAACCTTTTGACGATGCTACAGCATATCCTACCTTTAAAGATTACATCACTATAGCTAGAGACAGTATTGATTCTAATCCTTGGTCAAGATATAATCGTTGGTTCCATAGAAGTGTATTAGAAACAGCTTATACTCTGCGAGGCGAAGATTTTCCTGCACAAGAATCTACTAGAGCTAAACGACCTATTATAGAATTTTCAGCTAATCTACAGTTATTCAATCATGGATCGGCAGCTAAACAAACCGTAGACTATCTTGATGATTATACCACTGATGTATTATCTCGCATTGAAGGCAGCACAGGTTACAACGTCGATGGAGAGTTTTTGTTTGAAGGTGCTAGGATATTGGTTATTGCCGATACCGATAGATTAACCAACAACAAAATATATGAAGTAAAATTCATTCGACACATAAACACCACTCAGATACATCTAGTAGAAACAGAAGATAGTGATAGTATATTAGGCCAAGGGGTGTTAGTACGCAGAGGTTCTAAAAACGGCGGAAAGATGTTTCATTTCAACGGAACTAATTGGATACCAAGTCAAACAAAAACCTTGGTGAATCAGGCTCCGCGGTTTGACGTATTTGATTCGGCAGGGGTAAGTTTTAGCGACGGCGAAAAATATACCACTAGTACATTTACAGGCACAAAAATTATAAGCTATAAGCTAGGGTCAGGAAGAATAGATACTGAATTAGGTTTTAGTTTAAGTTATTTGAACATTGACAATGTTGGTGATATAGAATTTAATTTCGACTGGGATTCGGATATTGCAGAATACACAGAAACACGAACACCTAAAAGCGTTAAAATATCTACCGGATACTATAAATTTAATCCTGACGCAGTCTATGCTAATAATTGGTTACTGGCTGGTTCAGAATTTATGCAACCTATCGTAGATAGTCAACTAGTAATCAGCGATACAAATACGCTGACATTTGATACTATAGACTGGTCTGCTTTGAAGACAGATCCAATAATCAACATTTATATAAACGGCACAAAGTATGCAGGAACGTACACTAGGACGGAGAACACATTTGAGTTTCCCCTTACCCTATCTGCCAAAGACGCTGTAGTTCTGAAAGTTATTACAGATCTTGATCCTGATCAAGGTTACTATGAAATACCAGCAGGCCTAGAAAAGAATCCATTTAATACAGAACTGACATCTTTCACATTAGGCCAGGCTGTAGACCATATTGTTTCAGCTGTAGAATTTGATTCTAAGATTACAGGTAATATACCGGGAGTCAGTAATCTAAGAGACAGCGACGGATATCAAAAACATGCCAAACGTTTTCTGAAACATTCTGGTATAGCACCACTGGCTATTATGACTCTGTGTGATAAAACACACAATGTTATCAAATCGATACAATATGCTAAAAAAGCCTACACAGATTTTAAAAATAATTTTGCTGCCAGGGCAGTAGAAATTGACTATAATGATAGTGTACCAGATTTTGTTGATGATGTTATTAACAGTCTAGCAAAAAATAAAACTGCGGTGAGTCCGTTTGCAGACAGCGACATGCTAGGAGCAGGCGCTTATACTGCTATAACATACACTGTAGAAGATGTGGGAATAAAAACATTTTCACTAAGCGAAAAATTTGATCTAACTGATCTCAGCAAACGTGCTGTTTATGTATATCTAAACGGCAGTCAACTTTTAAATGCAAGAGACTACACGTTCAATTCAACCTTTGGTTTTGTACAATTGAGTGTGACTCTTGAAGAAAATGATCTAGTCGAAATACGTGAATATGTTTCTACAGCTACTAGCCATATTCCGCCAACTCCTACCAGCATGGGACTGTATAAAAAATACACTCCTATACGTTTCATAGACGATACCTACCAAGAACCTCGTGAAGTCATACAAGGCCACGATGGTAGTATTACAGCGGCGTATGGCGATTTCAGAGATGACTTATTACTAGAACTTGAGTATCGTATCTATAACAATATCAAGCAGGAATATGATTCTTCTATCTTTGATATTGATTCTATTTTAGGCGGGTATTACGGTGTTGGTCTTTATACCAAACCTCAATTAGATAATATTGTTAATCAAGAGTTTTTAAAATGGGTACAAAATACCAACATAAATTATACTTTAAACACGTATTTTGACAGTGAGAATAGTTTTACCTATACCTATTCTAGAATGTCAGATCCGTTAAAAACGCAGACATTGCCCGGATATTGGAGAGGAGTGTATCAATGGTTCTATGACACAGATCGTCCACATCGCTGTCCATGGGAAATGTTAGGATTTTCGCAAGAACCTACCTGGTGGCAATCACAGTATGGTGCCGCACCATATACACGTAACAATTTATTGCTCTGGGAAGATCTAGAGAATGGGCATATTAGGCAAGGTAACAGAGCTGGCCGCTATGATAGATATAAGCGTCCGGGATTGATAAATCATATTCCTGTAGACGGCGATGGGTTATTATTAAGTCCACTAGATAGTGGTCTCGCCCAGGATTTTTCACTTATCAATAATCAAGGTACTTTTGTGCTAGGAGATATCGGCCCAGTAGAATATGCTTGGAGATCCAGTTCCGAATGGCCGTTTGCAGTTATAATGGCCATGTGTTTAATGAAACCTTTTGAATTCATTACAGATAACTTTGATCGTTCTAGAACTACCACTAACATATTAGATCAGACAGTTAACGGCAAAACTTCTTTGTTCAGCACGTTGGACGAAATTGCACCAACAACATTGTCAGATTCGTATATAGGTCTATTAAAATATATAGTGGCCTATGTGAAATCAAGAGGTATCTCACAGGACAGCATTATAGAAAAAATTAACAATCTTGACGTTTCTTTGAGTTTTAGAATGAGTGGATTTGTTGATCAACAACAACAGAAATTTTTGTTAGATTCTAAAAATCCATCTGCTACTACCAGCAGTATATATGTACCTGCAGAAAATTATGATATTATTTTTAATGTTGGTACTCCTGTGGCCACTGTGGCTATTAGCGGAGTCATATTTGAAAAAACTCAAGGCGGTTGGATAGCCACGGGCTATGACGACATACATCCTTATTTTGAATATCATCAGGCTTTACCAAGTCAGAGAGATCCGGTGATATCTATAGGCGGAGTCAGCGAAACATTTTTAGATTGGACCTTAGACAAAAATTACAACAACGGTACATTGGTAAGATATTCTAATAATTTTTATAGGGCATTACGAACACATAATAGCGGAAATATATTTGATAAGTCAGTATGGCAAAAACTCAGCGACATTCCTAAGATAGGAGCAGTCGAAGCACAACGTCGCCGTACATTTAACACACTGGCAGTAAAACGTGTTAGTTATGGCACACTGTTCACTACCGTTCAACAGGTAGTAGATTTTCTATTAGGATATGAAAGTTATTTAAAAAGTCTGGGATTTATATTTGATAGATACGATCCAGTAAATCAAGTCAGCCAAGACTGGCTCAGCAGCGCCAAAGAATTTATGTTTTGGACCAAACACAACTGGGAACTAGGGTCGTTAATAGCCATTAGTCCTATGGCTGAAAAAGTGGATGTTGAGGTACCTGTGGGAGTAGCCGATAACATACTTGATGGGTTTTATGACTATCAGGTACTAAAGGGTGACGGTAAACCCCTAGAGCCAAGATTCATAAATGTAAATCGCAGTTTTCAAAAAATTACGGTAGAAACCACTAACACCGATGAAGGTGTATTTTTCTTAAAATTAAACTATGTTCTCAAAGAACATGTTACAG